GAGATTGCGTCAAAGACGGCCAAGATCAGCAAGGGCAATTACTGAATTTGCGACTGTAATCGGTGCGGTCGCAAATTGGACGGAGACGTAACCCCCCTTTACGTCTCCGTCCTCCCAACCAAGAAGGGGGACTGCTAGGGGGCAGTTTATGGCGACAACATACCAAGCGTATTACCAATATGAGTTGAAGAAGCTTCTCAACTCCGAAATCGAGCGTATTAAAGAGATGCTCGTAAGCTCTTATCAAATAGAGGGTTTTGACTTTTCAGCTTACCGACACCACGTTGGTAAGATTGAAGGACTTCGTATAGCTTTAGAGCTGTGCGATGAGGCAGACGCCATTGTAAATGGCAAGGAAAAGTAGGGGGATATACATGCCTTTTATGACGATGCAGCACGAAGTAGACCCAGCAGAAACTATTAAAACTGAGATGGGGGACATTTCTACTGTCGAAGTGTTCAATAATCAGTTGTTGGTGGCGGTTTATATTCGCCCCCAAAAGACCAAGAGCGGGATCATTTTAACCAGCCAGACCACGGACGAGGACAAGTTCCAGTCAAAAGTCGGGCTTGTCGTCAAGAAGGGGCCTCAAGCATTCAAGGATTCCACTGGCGAGTGGTTCAGTGGTTTGGAGATCAATGAAGGGGATTGGATCGTGTTTCGCCCGTCTGATGGGTGGAGCATTACGGTCAACAATGTGCTTTGCCGCATGATCGAAGATGTGAACATCAAGGGCCGAGTCGATCAGCCTGATCGTGTTTGGTAATAAGGAGAGACATAATGTCTGGTGATGAAGAGCAAATTGAATTTAAAATTGACGATCTTCCCGCCGTTGAGCCCTCAAAAGAAGGTGAGACGGTTGTCGAGATTGTTGATGAGGCAGTAGAGCCTGGTCCGGAAAAGAAGGACAAGGATGTCGATAAAGCCCTGAAGAAGCTCAATAAAAAGCTTGAAAGGGAACGCAAGGCCCGTGCGGAAGCCGAGGCAATAGCTAGGCAGGCGTCTGAACATGCCCGCATGGCGCATAATGAAGCCAGCGACAGCAATTTGCATCTTGTTAGTGGTGCAATTGAGTCGGTTAAGCGCGATCAGGAAATTTTGAAGGCCCAGCTTCGGGATGCCATGGCAATTGGCGATTTTGATAAGGCTGCGCAACTTCAAGAAAACATGACCGCCAACATCCAGAATCTGCGCCAACTTGAGCGCGGGTTCGAGGAAATGAAGCAGCAGCCCCGGTTGCCGCCCGTTCCTCAACAGAATCCAAACGAACTGACGGTAGATACGCTCATCGACCGTGTGACGCCCAAGTCTGCGGAATGGTTGAAGAAAAACCGGGATCATCTCCCGGATTCTCGGTCGATCCGTGTCATGGCAAGGGCTCATGAAGACGCGATTGATTACGGTATTGCTCCGGAATCGGATGCGTATTTCCAGTTTGTTGAAAACAGATTGGGGATTAATTCCAATCGCCGATCAATCCCTGAAGTGGATAATGTGATGTCGAGTGCGTCGTCTTCTAAGCAGAAGCGGTCTTCACCGCCGTCTGCCCCGGTCTCTCGCCAGCCGATTGATTCCCCGAACCGGCCCGGAACCATTCGTCTGACGGCTGCTGAAGTAGAAGCCGCCCGTATCAGTGGTGTTACTCCGCAAGAGTATTACCAGAACAAAATGCGCGATGCTAACCGTTTGAATTGAGGAGAGTTAAATGTCTATGTCTACCGAAACTGCGGCAAAACGTCGCGGACGCCCGCCCAGAATTACAGTAACCCCTGACATTGAAGAGCAGGATTCTGTTATTGAGGCTGTAGCCATCAAGGAAACGGCTGTAGAGCGCCCTGCAATGCGCCCAACCATGCGTGAGGAGGACCCGCGAGTCGCTGCTGCCCGCCGTGCGGCTGAAATTCGCAACCATTCCGAGGCTGTAGATGAAGGCGCGGACGAATTTCGTGCCCCGACTGCACCTGATGGGTGGGAATACGAGTGGAAACGCCGTCTCCTGGTTGGGCAAGAAGATCCTGCTTATCAGGTTCAGCTTGCTCGTATGGGTTGGGAACCTGTTTCTACTGCCCGCCACCCTGAAATGATGCCTATGAACGGTAATCATCCTGTAATTGAAAGAAAAGGGATGGTTTTGATGCAGCGTCCGGCAGTAATTTCGGATGAGGCGCGTTCTGGCGAGTTGCGCAAGGCAAAAGCCCAAGTTCGCATGAAAGAACAACAACTTAGTGCCGCCCCTGACGGCACACTGACCCGTGATCATGCGAGTGTTCGGCCTCAAATTAATAAAGGATTTGAGCCGATTCCGGTGCCTAAAGATTAAAAATGTAAAAAAATGGGGGTCACTAACAAGTGGCCCCTTTACAATTATATTTAATCGTGTATTTTTCCATGTGAGACCTGAAAAGGTTATTCCCATCCCCCGGCGCGGATGGTTTCGACTTTCCCGGCTTCTAAATCTCCCCGGCGCGAGATGATGAGCCTCCTGAATAAGGAGATCCCGTCATGGCGAATACTTCTGCGCCTTTCGGTTTCCGTCAGTGGAGCGGCACTGGTTCCGCCCCTACTTACGAGCAAGTTCCAGCGTTTATCGCGTATAACAACAGTACGCCTATCTTCTTCGGCGATCCTGTAGTGCAGCTCAACACCGGCTACATCACGCAAGCTTCTTCTAACTCGGTTCAGATTGGCGGCATCTTTGTTGGTTGCCAGTATCTGTCGGTCAGCCAGAAGCGCACCGTGTGGTCGAACTACTGGCCTGGTTCGGACGTTGCTTCCGGCAACACCGTGACGGCTTACATCATCAATGACCCGAATGCGCAATTCATTGTGCAGTCTGGCAATGGTGGTCCCGTGACGTTTGCTTCTATCGGCAACAACATCGGCTTCGGCGTCGGTGGTACGAACGGCAACACCTCTAATGGGTTGTCTACGTATTATGCTGATTACAGCACGATCAACACGACCTCGACCCTTCCTTTCCGCATCGTTAACCTTGCTGGGTACTCCCCGGTTGGCGTCAGCCCCTTTTCTGGCCAGAACGGTTACGACACCACAACCGCCTACAATAACTTGATTGTCGCGTTTAACAACGTGGCCACCAAGTCGTTGACCGGCATTTAATAAGGAGTAGGAACCATGGCTGTTAATCTTTCTGCCATTAAGGACCTTCTGCTCCCCGGTCTCCGTGGGATTGAAGGCAAGTACGAGATGATCCCATCTCAGTACGACAAGATCTTCACCAAGCATGAGTCGAAGATGGCTCTGGAGCGCACCGCTGAGATGCGTTTCCTCGGTCTGGCTCAGTTGAAGACTGAAGGCGGTCAAACCGCTTTCGACAACTCTGCTGGTGAGCGTTTTGTCTATAACCAAGAGCACACTGAAATTGCTCTTGGTTATGCCATCACCCGCAAGGCGGTGGATGACAACCTCTACAAGACCCAGTTCATGCCCTCTAACCTCGGTCTGATCGAGTCCTTCCACCAGACCAAGGAAATTTACGGCGCGAACATCCTGAACACCGCTCAGACGTATAACTCGGCTGTTGGCGGTGACGGTGTGGCTCTTTGCTCTGCCTCCCATCCGATTGATGGTGGTACGATTGCAAACCAGCCTTCCACCCAGGTTGACCTGAACGAAGCTACGCTGCTGAACGCGATGATTGCGATCCGCACGAACTTCAAAGATCAGGCTGGTCTGAAGATCTTCGCCCGTGGCCGTAAGCTCATTGTTCCCCCGCAGCTTGAGCCGGTTGCTATCCGTCTGACGAAGACGGAACTGCGTCCGGGTACTGCGGACAATGATGTCAATGCCATTATGATGACTGCCGGTGGTCTGCCGGAAGGCTACATGGTCAACGACTTCTTGACCTCTTCGTATGCCTGGTTCCTGCTGACCAACATTGATGGTCTGTCGTACATGGAGCGCGTGAAGTTCGAATCCGATATGCAGGTGGATTTTGTCACTGACAACCTGCTTGTGAAGGGTTACGAGCGTTATTCGTTCGGCTACTACAACTGGCGTTCGATCTACGGCAGCTTCCCCACCTCGTAAGGAGTGAAAGATGGCTACCGTTATCAACGATATCCAGCCGGGTCAGTACCCGAACCCTAACGGTAGCCCGGTTTTTCCGGCTACCACCTTCACCGGCCCTCTCCTCGCTGGCAACGTCATTGCCAGTGATGGAACGGGCAATCTTGCCGGTCTCGGCAACACTTTTGGCACCCAGAACCTCGGTTATGCGGTTATGGCCCAGTCTGCTGTTGTCACGCAGGCAAGTGGTGGAACCGACATCACTATCCCGGCTCAGAGCCAGATTCTCTCCATTGTCATGATGGTGACGACTGCTTGGACCGGGGCGGCAAAGACGTTCAGTGTTGGCGCGACTGCTGGAACGACTGCGGCTACTGCCTTCTCCGCTACCGGCGTGGATGGTTCTGCCATTGGTCGTTACTCAGTAACTCCGACAACTGCTGCCCAGATTGCGAACTGGGACAACATCAGCAACTCGACTTTCCAAACGGGTGGTCCTACTGATGTGCAGTTCTTTGTCACTTCCGCAAACACTGGTTCTGGTGTGGGCACATTGCATGTGACCTATCTCCAGGGCATCAATCTCGCTTCCTAGTAGGAGGACCCCATGAAGGGTAAATTTAAGGTTCAGTCTTCTAAGAACCCCGACCACGATCTTGGTGGTGACTTCTACGCTGGTGGCCAGTCGGAAGTTGCTAAAGAAGCCAAGAACAAGGCAGAGGGTTTCAAGCGCGGTGGCAAGGCCAAGCATCATGCCATGCACGAAGAGCATGAGATGCACAAGAAGCATGGCGGCAAGGCGAAGAAGCATGTCGGCCATATGGACGGTGAGCATGCCAAGCACCACGCCGGGCGCAAGCCCCGCAAGTCTGGCGGCGGCGTGTTCTCTTCGGCGGAAGCCGGGTCGCCCCGCGCCAAGTCTTCTCACTACTAAGATCACCTCCCGGATCTAGTGTGAGACCAACGGGGGCCGTGTGCCCCCGTTTACATATGGAGATCAGCATGTCTGGTGCATGGACACGCAAGGAAGGCAAGAACCCGGAAGGTGGCCTAAATGAAAAAGGCCGTGCGTCTTTGCGGGCGGAAGGACACGATATTAAGCGTCCCCAACCAGAAGGGGGGTCGCGCAAGGACAGTTTTTGCGCTAGAATGACGGGTATGAAGCGCAAAATGACCGGTTCTGCCAAGGCTGCTGATCCCAACAGCCGCATTAACAAGTCACTCAAAAAGTGGGATTGCTGATATGGACAAGCCTTTCTGGGAAAAAGATGCGCCTAAAGATGCTAAACACAAGCATCTGAACCGCAAACAAGTTCAGTCAGCCAAGGCTGCTGCGCGAGCCGCTGGACGGCCTTATCCAAATTTAGTTGACAATGTAACTGCCGCTCGCGCTGGCAAAAGGAGTTAAAAATGGCTACGTTTAATTCGACTGGCGCTGTTAATCAGTCCATCACGCGCATTGGGCGCAATGAGCCGTTTGAGCTTCAAGTTGCTCGCAGTCAAATTGCGTTTCATAATGAGCAAAATATTTTTGCTTATGGGACAACTCCCGCAACAGCAGCATTGTTCCGTACTGTTTGGGAAAACATGAACAGCACGGAATATGTGTTTCCTAGCTCTGCGATTACGATGAATCTTGCCAGTGATACTGTTGGTGATACTGCAACAATCACCATTGTTGGATTAGACGCCAACTATGCGGCTATCACGGAAACCTTGGCGTTGAATGGCACGACAAACGTGCCAACAACCAATTCGTATCTGCGCATCAATTCGATGTTTGTTGCTACCGGAAGTGCTACTAACCCAGCTGGCATTATCACCTTAAAGAATACCGGCGGCACCGTGACCTATGCCCAGATCAATACCGCTGTCTACAACGGCACTACATCCAGTATCGGTCAAACTCAGATGGCCGTTTATACGGTGCCTGCTGGCTACACTTTTTATGGGTATCGCTACGGCGCTTACTCATCTTTCAACGGTAATACTGCCAACTACACGACCTATCGCGCCGTCACTAACTCTTCGGCTGGCGTTCAGAAAATTATCTTGCAGACGCCCTTTAACACGACCTATGAAGTGCAACGACATTTTGCATTTCCCTATGCGGAAAAAACGGATTTGCGGTTCCAAATTGCTTCCAGCGCCGCCACTGCGGCGGTTGTTAGCATCAACATTGGCGGCGTTCTTATCAAGAATGATGGCTCTCTATAAGGCAGGCCACAATGACCACGAGCGTCACATACAATTTCAATCCTGGTTTGGGCGAATTAACCATATACGCCTACAACCTGATTGGAATTAGAGGGACAGCATTGCTTCAAGAGCATATGGAGGCCGCTCGTATGGCTTCCAATATGCTTTGCGCCCGCTGGTCAAACCAGGGTGTAAATCTCTGGGCGGTAGATTTGGTAACAACGCCGCTTGTCACCAACCAGGCTACATATTCGGTTGACGGTAATACCGTCATGATCTTGGATGCTTATGTTCAAGATCAAAACTCCGGGACCAACATTGACCGCATAATTCTGCCCATCAGCCGGACAGAATATGCTAGTTACCCAAATAAAGAGCAGCAGGGTTTCCCGACTGTTTACTGGTTTGATCGGCTGATTAGCTCTTCTAGGTCTACTGGTTCGGCTGGTCCGTCTATAACGCTTTGGCCCGTACCAAATACGGACAACGGCCCGCAGTATCTGAACTATTACCGTGTGCGCCAGATCCAAGATTCCAATCTTCAAGGCGGACAAACGGTTGAGATCCCGTATCTCTGGTTGGAGGCTTTTGCCTATGGCTTGGCTGTCCGTCTGGCCCAGATCTGGAACCCGGCAGCAGTTGCGCTTTTAAAGCCCATGGCTGATGAATCATATGAAATTGCTGCCCAACAAAACGTGGAGCAGGCCCAGCAATATATCTCGCCAATGATTTCCGGATATTTCCGGTAAGGGGGCAATATGGGTTACGCCTCCCGTTCAGGTAGAGCCAGAACAGACTCCCGCAACCCACGGGCTTTTGGCGTTTGCGACCGTTGCGCTCTTTGGTACAATCATTACGAATTGCGCTGGCAATACGATTGGGCGGGTGCATCACTCATTAACAAACGTATTTTGGTTTGCGAGACTTGTTATGACGAGCCTCAAAACCAGCTCCGTGCGATCATTATTCCAGCAGATCCGGTCCCGATCATCAACCCCCGTGTTGAGCCCTACCAATGGGACGAGATCGACCGCCGTCAATTGTCGGGTTACAACACAACCTCTCCGACGACTGGTATTCCAATTCAACAGGGTAACACTCGCGTTACCACTGTGCCCGGAGATACAATCGCTACTACATCGACATCTGGCAACGGGACGACTGCGACCGTCACTTTCTCTGCCTCAACCGTGTACCCGATTGGTTCAGCGGTCACTATTAGTGGTGTTGTCCCGGCAGGATACAACGGCACATACACCGTTACAGCTTCGTCTGCGGGCTCTGTTTCTTTTTTGAGCAGCGCAACTGGTTCGCAAACAGTGGCGGGTACGTTGCTTGTTGACGTCGCAACTGACAACACCCGTGTCACGCAACAGACTGGCGAGGCACCGTATGGCACCAATCAGCTCCCTGGTACGGACCCAAATGCCGTTACATATCGCACGGTCACCAATGCTGCCAACAATGGTTCTGGCCTAATCCGCCTGACTTTGGCGACAACGAATGGCATGATTACTGGCCAATTGGTGACGGTGCAGGAAGTTGGAGGGGTTACGGCGGCAAACGGAAACTGGTATATTACAGTCATTAATGCAACGCAGATTGACCTGAAACTTTCCACGTTTTCGGGTGCATACACATCTGGTGGGTATGTTATAAACAATCCAAGCTTGCCCTATGGGTTCACGCAAGTGCCGAGAACGGGGACACTCTAATGGGTAAGTACGCTAGTAATATCCAGATCCCCAATCTTCCGGTTGCGATATCCCTTTCTGGTGCGGAACAGGTAGAGATTGTTCAGGCAGGAACATCTTCTCGCTGTACAACCCAGCAAATTGCTAATCTTGCACAAATAACAACCGCCCAAACCGTGACTACGGCCCAGAAGGTAGCTTTGTCAGCAACTGCTGGACGGATTGTTTTTGACATCACATTAGGGAAGCTTTGCGTGTATAATGGTTCCGCATGGCAGACGATAACCTCGGTGTGATGACATGAGCAATGTTCAAATCCCGAACCTGCCAGCCGCCACATCACTTAGTGGTTCTGAGCAAATTGAAGTTGTTCAAAGCGGGGTCTCTCGCCGTGCGACGACTTTGCAAGTTGCTAATCTTCAAGGCGTTGGCCCTACTGGACCGGGAGGCCCCGCAGGCCCCACGGGTCCTACTGGCGCAATAGGCCCGACCGGCCCAACCGGCGCGGCTTCTACAGTTGCTGGCCCCACTGGCCCGACCGGATCAGGTGGCCCTACCGGACCCACTGGCCCTACAGGCCCCACGGGTCCTACTGGTCCTACTGGCGTATCTGGTTCAACGGGTCCTACCGGCCCAACTGGTTATGGTCCGACCGGACCCACCGGCCCCACTGGTCCACAAGGATCTGTCGGCCCAACTGGCCCTACTGGACCAACAGGATCTACTGGTCTCACGGGGCCAACAGGCCCGCAAGGATCTATTGGACCAGCAGGGACAAATGGCCCAACCGGTCCGACCGGACCTACCGGTCCCACAGGTCCCACAGGCCCAACTGGTTCTACCGGGGCGGCATCTACAGTTCCAGGTCCGACTGGTCCAACCGGTCCAACTGGCGTTGCTGGTTCACAAGGCGCTACAGGCCCTACCGGTCCAACCGGCCCTACTGGTTCAACCGGATCTACAGGCCCCACGGGTCCCACAGGTCCTACTGGTGTAGCTGGCATAAACGGACCGACCGGTCCTACCGGTCCTACCGGCCCAACTGGATCGACTGGCGTTGGGGGGCCTACTGGCCCAACAGGCCCTACTGGCCCTACAGGGTCGCAAGGCATTCAGGGTGCTACAGGCCCCACGGGGCCTACTGGCCCAACAGGCCCTACTGGCCCCACGGGTCCACAAGGCATTCAAGGCGCTACAGGACCTACCGGCCCAACCGGTCCAACTGGTGCTTCTGGTACTTCCGGCACCAATGGGCCTACCGGCCCTACAGGACCCACGGGGCCTACTGGAACGGCTGGTGTCAATGGGCCGACTGGGCCAACTGGACCAACAGGTCCTACTGGGGCATCGGGCATATCTGGCCCTACTGGCCCTACTGGTCCTACTGGTCCGGCCTCCAGTGTTGCTGGACCCACGGGGCCTACCGGCCCCACGGGCGCGACTGGTCCTACAGGATCAATCTACCCAACTGGCGGCTCAACAGACCGCATATTCTATGAAAACCAACAGACCGTGACCGCGAATTACACCATAACGACAAGTTACAATGCTATGTCGGCAGGTCCTATCACAATCAATGCGAGCGTGACAGTTACCGTGCCGTCTGGTAGCACATGGGTTGTCGTCTAATTCCAGCAGCAAGGGGGTTGCTATGGAACGCAAGCTGAAGATATGCGTCTACGCTATCTCCAAAAA